CTACATGGCACGTTGGCTTGCTAAAAACGTAGTAGCAGATGACATGGCAGACTGGTGCCAGATACAGTTAAGCTATGCTATTGGCGTTAAAGAACCTACAAGTATCTATGTAGATTCAAATGGACACAATCGTAGTATCGAGCGTTTCATTCGAGAGAACATTGATCTAACACCTAAAGGAATCATTGACAGATTTGATTTATTCAAGTATACTAACTATAGTAAGAACTGCACATACGGACACTTTGGCAACAAAGATGTACCTTGGGAAAAAATTGGATGGTAAAAAAATACTACACATATGATGATGTACACAATGCTGCAATGCATATTGTATTGCAAATGTACAAAGACAACTGGCGGCCAGACTATGTTGTAGGCATTACAAGAGGCGGATTGCCTTTGGCATTGCGTATTAGTAACCTGCTAGATTGTCGTATGGAAACACTCAAAGTTAAACTGCGAGACGGTAAGCCAGGCGAAGAATGCGAAAGCAACTGCTGGATGGCAGAAGATGCATTTGGATATGTGTCAGAGTTAGACCGCGACGGTATTATGGAAAATGTAAAAAGTGATTCAAATGCAAAGAAAAATATTCTCGTTGTAGATGACATTAATGATACTGGTGCTACATTTAACTGGATTAAACAAGACTGGATGAGCAGTTGTTTGCCCGACGATCCTAACTGGGATACTGTATGGGGCGGTAATGTAAGATTTGCTACTATGACTGAAAATTTTAGTAGTCAGTTTCCTGACGTCAACTATTGGTGGCACGAAGTAAATAAGTCAGAAGAAAATACCTGGCTAGTATATCCATGGGAATATGATTAAGGAGATAATATGAGTTGTGGTTGCGGAAGATCGCCAACAGGTAGATGTGTTGGCTGGCATAGTTTGACAGAAGAAGAATATCATGTTAAACTAGATGAATACAATAAAAGACAAGCATTAAAGGAGAAAAAAAATGCAGGAACAACTAGTTAAAGCGGCGCGGATGCATGCCGAAGGAGAACTCGAAAGAGCAAAAACAAACATCTTGGTATACATGAATCACAGTGTAGGTATTGGTGAACACAGTGATATTGTAGAAGCTATTCAAGAAGAACTTGATAAAATGGCAGCAGCAACTGATCGTATTGAAATGTTAAACGTACATTTTAGTTGACAAAAGATCTAAATAATGTTACTATAAACCTATATAGACATCCACGTCTATAACTCGGAGAAATAAATGATAAAAAATAATACTGGACTTGATACTGATACTGTAGATACAGTTAAAATAAGTGAAGTCGTTCGCGAGCGTTTGCGTAAAAACGGCGTTCGCTTTTTTGCTAATGACAACATTAGCGAACATATTAGTGAATTTGAGTTACAAGAGATTCAAAATGAACTAGCCTACAAGTTTCAAGATGTACTTGAAACATTGATTATCGATACTGATAACGATCCTAATAGCGAAGGCACTGCAAAGCGACTTGCTAAAATGTATATTAATGAACTTATGCAAGGACGTTATTTTAAAGCACCTAATGCAACTTCGTTTCCAAATGAAACAGACGACCCATATGACGGTATGTTAGTTGTACGCAGTGAACTAAAAAGTGTTTGTTCACATCACCACCAGCCTGTAACAGGTGTTGCGTATATTGGTATTCTTGCAGCTGATAAACTTATTGGTCTTAGCAAATATACACGTATTGCACAATGGTGTGCTAGACGTGGAACATTGCAAGAAGAACTGTGTATGGACATTACTAAAGAAATTATGAAAGTAACAGGTGCTAAAGACTGTGGCGTTTATATCCAAGCTATACACGGTTGCTGTGAGAATCGTGGCATTATGGCACATAGTAGTCTTACACAAACAAGTGTGCTTAAAGGTGCATTTAAAACCGATCCAGGTACAAAGAAAGAGTTCTTTGACAACATTAAACTACAGCAGGAGTTTGCACCGAGATGAAACTAAGATATTCAGAAGCATTTTACAGTGTGCAAGGTGAAGGTAAGTTCGTAGGAGTACCTAGTGTATTCCTACGCACATTCGGTTGTAACTTCCGTTGTATGAACTTTGGTGTTGACAAAAGTGTCGGCGATCGTTGGGAACAACACGCACGAGGCGAACGTTATAATGCAGAAGTAAAAGCATTGCTCGATGCAGGTGTACACGAAACAACTGAAAAGTTTGAGGACTTGCCTATCATTCACACAGGTTGTGATACATACGCAAGTATCTATCCTGAGTTTAAAGACTTTAACAAGTTGGCAACTATTGACGAAGTAGTCGAACACTTGCTTAGTTTGTTGCCAGAAGGCAAATGGACTATGGATAATGGTCAAGACGTGCATTTGATCTTGACAGGCGGCGAACCACTGCTTGCTTGGCAACGACTGTATGTCGAGTTATTTGAACACCCAGGTATGAAGGATCTAAAAAATGTCACAATCGAAACCAACACTACACAGCATCTACATGATGACTTCTACAATTACCTCAACAATCACGAAACAATTAAACTCACTTTTAGCTGCTCACCAAAGCTATCCGTTTCGGGCGAGTCTTGGGATGATGCTATTAAGCCTGATGTTGCTCGTGAGTATTCCCTTGTGGATGGCAGCGATATGTATTTTAAGTTTGTTGTTGCTGATCAAGAAGATGTTGATGAAGTTACTCGGGCTGTTCAGCAATACAGGGATTCCGGGTTGGAATGTCCAGTATATCTTATGCCAATGGGTGGACGCAGTGAAGAATATTCCCTCAACGTTAAAGAAGTGGCGGAACTCTGTATGGAAAGAGGATGGCGATTCACTCCCCGGCTCCACATTAGCTTATTCGGAAATGCCTGGGGGACTTAATAAGGAAGATTTAGAAATCCTCCAAGGCAAGAAGATTACACAAGAACAGTACGAAGCTATAAGGAAACAAATATGAAAAATTTTATTAAAAAAATAACAGGTATTACTGCTCGAGAAGAAGCACTTGAAGCAGCAGAAATACGCATCGTAGAAGAAGAAATGCAACTTCTCAAAAAGAAAGATCCAAAAGAATATGCTACACGCCGCAAAGAGCCTTGGGTAAATGTTCTTGATATGCAAGTAAACGAAGAGAACATCCGAAATGGGTTTTTCGAACTTGATTGGAATGACTTGTTTATTAAAGAACTCATTACTAATGGGTACGGCACTAATGATGATCCACAAGAAGAAATTGTAGATCGTTGGTTCCGTGATATTGTGTATAACATGTTAGCAGAAGAAGGCATGGACACAGATCGAGGTGCTGGTTACATTAATGTTGTACCTATTGACAAAGGACGCAGTGAAGTATCATGAAATACATTATAACTTGACAAACGATGATTTTAATGCTACAATCAGTAATAACATTAAACAAATAACAGAGGCATCTAAATGAGCACTTATATCTTAGTAGATACAGCAAACACATTCTTTCGTGCAAGACATGTAGTACGTGGTGATCTTGATACTAAACTCGGCATGGCACTACATATTACACTTAATAGTGTAAAGAAAGCATGGTTGGACTTTAATGCAGATCATGTTGTGTTCTGCTTAGAAGGCCGTAGTTGGCGCAAGGATTACTACGAGCCTTACAAGCGTAATCGTAAAGAACATCGCGATGCAATGACTGTACAACAGCAAGAAGAAGATACATTGTTTTGGGAGATCTTTGATGAGTTTAAAGACTTTATTGGCAATAAAACTAACTGTACTGTAATGCAAAATCCTGTACTAGAAGCAGATGACTTGATTGCAGGCTGGGTGCAGGCACATCCTAATGACAATCATGTTATTATCAGCACAGACGGTGACTTTGCACAACTTATTGCTCCTAATGTTAGACAGTACAATGGGGTAAGTAATACTACTATTACAGTTGAAGGATACTTTGATGACAAAGGCAAGCCCGTCTTGGATAAGAAGACAAAGGAGCCAAAGCCTGCTCCAGAACCTGAATTCATGTTGTTTGAAAAATGTATGCGTGGCGACACTAGTGACAATGTGTTTAGCGCCTATCCAGGTGTTAGAAAAAAAGGCACAAAAAACAAAGTTGGACTCCTAGAAGCATTTGCTGACAAAACTACAAAAGGCTTTAGTTGGAATAATATGATGTTGCAACGCTGGACTGATCATGAAGGCGTAGAACATCGTGTACTAGATGATTATACACGCAATGTTACATTGTGTGATTTAACTGCGCAGCCCGAACATATCAGACAAGAAATAGATAACACTGTTGCAGAAGTTAAACCTAAAGACATTACACAAGTTGGCATGCGTCTTATGAAGTTTTGTGCTAAATGGGATATGCAACGTATTGCAGACCAAGCAGCGAGTTATGCAGATCCATTACAAGCGAGATATCCACAATGACTATGAAAGCTAAACCAGTACTAGAAAATAAATTCTGGATCGTTGAAGAAGAAGGATTACGAGTCGGTACTCTTTCAAAAAACGATGAAGGATTTGTTGTTAGTCAAAAAGGTTCTGTTAAGTTTTATCGAAGTGAAAATCAGTTAAAAAAGACATTTGGAAAAAACTTTTTAGTTGCAAATATTAAAAATGAAACTAAACATTCAAACAGAGAAGTACACGGATATCCAACCCGTACAACTCCTTACAACAGCATGTACGATATTAAACATAAACTGCCATTGTTTACTAAAAGTAAAAAGTCTAAAAGTGTATATTGTGCTGGATATTATCTTGTTAAGTTTAATGTTAACTGGCTTAAAAGTTACTGTCCAAAGCTAATTACTATTGAACGTAATGAATATTTAGGTCCATACAAGACTGAGTTAGAAATGAAAGCAGCACTAAGCAATGTCAACAGATCCTATTAATACAATGCCAATACAGCAGCTGATCCAAATGGTGAAAGCTGCTGAACAAAGTAAAGCAAGAGAAATAAGACTTGATATAAATCAAGCAAAAATATTAGCACTTACATTAGGCGAAGTTATGGCAAGGTTACATGGAGATTTAGAAAAAATCATTGATAGTAAACTTGAAAAGCTCAATGAAGATCAAATCATTGAAGTAAATATGGACTCTGGGGCTTGGTAAAAAGATAAATATATGCGTAGTTAATAAAGGACACGCATTATGAGTAGACCAAAACCAGTTATTAGACTTGAGTATACAAATAAAGTCACCTACAAATGTGAACAAATTTTAGATGCAGAAGCTATTTGGGCAGTGTTCTATCAAGATAAACCATTTAATTTGAAAAGTTCAAATGCATTGACCAACTATCCAGGTCCTAAATATAAGAAAACTAGTTTTTCAAATCCTGGACATGCACATAATCTAGCTAAAAAACTAAACAATATGTTTAACTGCAATGACTTTTCGGTATATATGTTATCTGAAGGTGAGAAGTTGTTTGACTGACAAAGTTACCTATACTAAACTTTTTTTAAAAGAACTTAATAAAAGTTATAATGATATTAACGTAAAAGAATACATGCCATTGTGGTGGCAGAATACACGTACCAAAGGCAATGGTGGTCTAAGACTCACAGAAGAAGGGTTTGATGTCATCAATCAAATTGGCATTACTACATATGATATACCTTATCCAAGAGACATTCCTCTAACCACACAGATTATAATACACCTTGATAAGTTTATAACTTGTCCATATTATCTTACAAATCGAAGTATAACGGTTACAGATGAACGTAAAGCAATCGAGCTTGGGCTGTTTAGTGGTGATTTACGCAAGTATGGATTGACTAAAGCAATGAATAGACAGAATCAAGATGAGATTTCCGCAGGCAGCAGAGCAGACTAATCTATATTGGATCGGTCAAGGTGAAGGGAGTAGTTGCCGCTACTCCCTTTTTCTTTTATAATAAAATAAAAAAATATCAAAAAACTTTACTTTAAAGGTTGACACTAATAGCAGTTAATGCTATTGTACTGTATAGGCACTGAACACAAATCTAAAAGGAATATAAAATGTCAGACGTAATTCGCACCGTTTCTCCAAATAAAGCAAAAAACGCTCTTCGTCATGCAATGCAAAAGAAGCGTCCTGTTTTTCTTTGGGGACCTCCAGGTATTGGTAAATCCGATATTGTAGAACAGATTACTGCAAGTTTTTCTAACTCGCATCTTATTGATATTCGGTTGAGTCTTTGGGATCCAACTGACATTAAGGGTATTCCATACTTTGACAGTAATAATGTTAAAATGGCATGGGGTGCTCCAAGTGAACTGCCAGATCAAGAAATGGCAGCACAATACGACAATATTGTACTTTTCTTAGATGAAATGAACTCAGCGGCACCTGCTGTGCAAGCGGCAGCATACCAGCTAATCCTTAACCGTCGTGTAGGTACTTATAAACTACCCGACAATGTTATTATTGTTGCAGCCGGCAATCGCGAAAGCGATAAAGGTGTTACATATCGTATGCCTGCGCCGTTGGCTAACCGCTTTGTACACTTGGAACTTGCTGTCAACTTCGATGACTGGTTTGAGTGGAGTGTTAACAATAATATCCACAAAGACGTTGTAGGTTACTTGACGTTTGCAAAAAAAGACTTGTATGATTTTGATCCAAAGTCAGCAAGCCGTTCGTTTGCAACGCCACGTAGTTGGTCTTTTGTTAGTGAACTAATCGCAGACGAAATTGACGATAATACAACTACTGACTTGGTTGCAGGTACAGTAGGTGAAGGTCTTGCTGTCAAGTTTATGGCACACCGTAAGGTTGCCTCAAGTATGCCAAACCCAACAGATATTCTAGCAGGTAAAGTAAAAGAGCTAAAAACTAAAGAAATCAGTGCTATGTATTCCTTAACAGTTTCACTCTGCTACGAACTGAAAGAAGCATGTGATAAAAATGACAAGAAGTTCGATGACAAAGTAAATAACTTCCTGCGCTTTGCAATGGACAATTTTGATGTTGAATTGGTTGTTATGGGTGTCAAACTTGCTATTACCCAATATGCACTTCCTATCGATCCAGACGAAGTGGAATGCTTTGATGAGTTCCACGATCGCTATGGTAAGTATATTAAGGCAGCGCAACAGGTTTAAGTTGGTACATAATGGGCAGTTTCGGCTGCCCATTATTCTATTTAAAGGTTGACATTAATAGTAAATATGTTATATTAAATACATAACAC